CTGAAAAGAGGTCGTCTGAAAAATCAAAATCGGGAAATCAAGGCAGTTCGGCAATGGCGGCGGTCAGTTCTTCAAACATACGGTCGGCATCGACTTCGATGATCCAAAGCGCGTTGGGCGTTTTGCCGGTCGTACCGTGCCAATCGACAGCGCACGCACCGGTGGACAGTCCGCTTTGCGTCTCCACATCCACGCGGCACATCCTGCCTGCAAACAATTCGGGGAACACGGCGCAGATGACGGCGCAAGGGTCGTGCAGCGGACCGCCTTCCAAGCCGAACTGCTGAATGTCGAAACGTTCGAAACTTTGCAGAATATCCGCCAAACGGCTGCCGTTGGCGTTTTTCAGACGACGTAGGCGATTCATGCGTTCGGAAGTGATTTGCGCCTTGTGGGTAACGTCCAGCGGCAAAACCGTAATCGGCGCGCCGCTTTGCAACACGATTTGCGCCGCGTGCGGGTCGGTGAAAAAATTGAACTCGGCGGCAGGCGTCATGTTGCCCGCTTCAAAATAATTGCCGCCCATCAAGACGATGCGTTTGATGGCGCGGACGGCTTCCGGCGCGATGCTCAACGCCAGCGCGATATTGGTCAGCGGACCTATCGGACACAAGGTAATCGAAGCGTCTTCGGCGCGGCTCAAAGTTTCCACCAAATACGCAACCGCGTGCTGCTTTTGTAAAGGACAGCGCGGCTCGTGCAACGCTGTGCCGTCCAAGCCCGTTTTGCCGTGCACCGCTTCCGCGGTTTCCAATCCGCGCAACAAAGGCTTGACTGCGCCGGCGTAAACGGGGAAATCTTCCTCGCCCGCCCAGTCGCAGATGATGCGCGCGTTTTTAGCCGTCAAATCCATACCGACATTGCCGGCGACGACGGTCATGCCCAAAAAATCGACCAAGCCGCGCCGTGCCAGACCGTGTGCCGCCAAAATGGCCGCGGCATCGTCCTGCCCAGGGTCGGTATCGATAATCAAACGGATTTTTTCGTTCATTGCCATCGCTTGCGCCGTCTATGTGGAAAGCGTGTATTTTAACCGATATACCGCTACAATACGCATTTCCTTTTTTCAGACGACCTCCTCCGATATGCAGCTTATCCTTGCGCCCATGCAGGGGCTTTGAATATGGTTTTTATGTTTCAATAGAATCAATAAATTGTAATTTTATTGAAGATTATGGTGTAAATATGGTTCAAAATGAAGACGTCTAATGCCAAAATTTTAATTGCTAAAACCAACCACTTTGTATAGCATTAATACTATTAGCGAGGAAATCAGTGAAGAGATATGAAAAAGCAACTCCGTTGTATGGCCTATAAGTCTGGGGAAGTCTATATTGCGGTCTGTCTTGACCTTTCGCTTGCTGCCCAAGCAGACAGTATGAAAGAGGCTATTGAAAAATTGGATGAGCAGGTTAAAGATTATCTGCGGGAAGCATATGCAGATAAAAAATATACGCGCCAAATGCTTGATCGTTCTGCTCCATTTGCTTTGTGGCTAAAATATTATTTGTTTCGGATTTTGTTTGCTAGAACTGGCAATACTAAGAATAAGGCTTTCTTTAAAGAGGAAAGTTGTCCTGCATGATTTTTTCGCGTATCAGCCCGTTGACTTATCAGGAGGTTGTGCGAGCATTGAAGCGTATGGGGTTTGAAATGAAGCCCAAAACAGCTACTGCACACGAGCAATGGATTAGGGTAGATGGGCGAGGAAAATTATTAGTTACGGTGGACAAACATAATGCTCCTTTTGCAAGGGATTTGATTCGGTCTATGGCAAAACAGGCCGGTATGAGCGTGAAAGAATTTTTCAAAGTTTGTAAGTCGAAGAAATGATTAAAGGCCGTCTGAAATTCAGACGGCCTTTTTGTTATCCATGTATTTTCCGCCATTCGGTTTTTGCCTGCTGTTCGCGTTGGTCTAGCCAGTCGGCGATGGCGGTAAGACTGACGAATTGGCTGCTTTTTTGACTGTTGTCCGTATTGATGACCGGCCATGGGAGGGTTTGGGTTTTGGCGCGGCGGCGGGCGGTTTTTTCGTTTATGTGCGGTAACCAGTCGGCAGTGGCCTGTTCGAGGGTGATATGGGTTTTGCCGTAGATGAGCATGAGCCGTTGGCGGGTAGGTAGGTTTTCCATTTTTAGTGTGCCTTGTGTTGTTGTCTGATTCTTTCTGCGTAGTCTTCCGCGTCTGTTCGGGTGGTGAATTCTTTCAGAACTTTGGTGCTTCGTCGTCTGCCTGCGTTATTCTTTGTCCAGTGTTTTTTGTTATATTGGGGAGGCTGGTATTCGATTACCTGCCATTTGCCGTCGTGATGCCGGAAGCCTATATTGGGTTGGGTGTTAATTTGGGTATGTTGGATGCGGTCTGTCAGGGTCATTTTGTGTCTTTCGTGGTGCCGTCCGCCCATCGTTTGAATTTAATGCCGGTGGTGCGCTCGGTGATGATTTGAAGGATGATTAGTATCAGGGCAATGATGGGCGGCATTATTCTTCTTCTTGGAAGAGGATTTCTAGTATTTTTGTAATTCGGTTCTGTACCATTATTTCTACTGTCAACATGATGAGTGCAGCCATCAGTACGGCAATAATAATAATGGCGGTGGCGATGTTGATGATGTTTTCCATATTTACTCTCCGTAAACGATGCCGCGCATACGTTCTTCTGTGGTCATGCGTTCGTAGGTTTTTTCAAGTTGCAGGGTTGCGAAGTCGGCAGCGTCCTGTTGTTGGCGGATGAGGCGTTGGGCTTCGGTTTCTTGAGAAGGTTGAGGTGTGGTGCAGGCTGCAAGTATGGCAAGCACGACTGCTCCGATTGTGGCTTTCATTTCATACTCCGTCAGCAGGCTTTTTGCAGATCGTTTTGAGTTAGGGCTGTCAGTGCTTGTTTGACTGCCGCCATGGGAGTTTTGTACTCGGGAACAAGTCCGACAATGAGTTCGCCGTCGGTGTTGATGATGTCGCAACCGTAGTGCTCTACGGGGTGGCCGTAGGCAGTGCGGGTGGTTTCGGCGGTTACGCGGATGTCGATGGAGTATTCTTCTGTGATAGTCATTTTGGGTCTTTCGGGGTTAGGTTTTTGTGGAGGTCGTCTGAAGATTCACGCTTTCAGACGACCTTTTGCTTTATGCTGAAACGATTTCGCGGGGGTAAATGTTTTGTACCAGTCGCACTGCATCTTTCAGAGTTTTGGCTTCGCGGCGGGCGGTTTCGCTGTAAATACCGCCACCTTCTCGGGAACTGTTGCGCTTTTGAATGGCTAGTTTGCCGTCCTGCCATGTGGCGACTTCGACTTTGCCGGCGGTGGCGTGGGTGCCGAATTTAACGTAGATGGGTTTCATGATTACTGTGTCCTGTTGTTTGTTTCGATGGATGTATAGTACAAAAATACTTATTACTTGTAAAGTACAAGAATACTTAAAATAGCATTGAAAATATCTAGTCTTTGATTTTAAAAGAAATTAATTTTTTAGGTTTTAAGTCTGATTGTACTTGTAAACAATAAAAGAAAACGCCCATATAGGCGGTATATGTGAAGCAAATAACGTTATAACCCCTATCGAAGGGGGTAAACCCTGTCTAAAGACAAAAGAAAAGCCCGCGCGGGGCGGGCGGGTTGAATGGGGGGATTCAGGCTGCGTTGTCAGGGTTGTCCCTCAAGTATTCGGCTTCTGTTACGTCATCCTCAAAATTCAGGGATAGCGGTATTGCACTGCCTTTTTTGTCGTTGCATACATCAACGTCGGTTTTGAGCTGGAAGCAGTCGCCGACGATTTGCTGACGCCGCTGCGAAAATGCTTTATGGAAATGTTCCACAGGCACATTAGAATCATCCAAATCTGCCCATAATGTGGACTGTTTGCCGTTAATGTTTTCTCTTACCGCGTGTTTGGCACGATAGCTGCGCCCTTTAGAGTCTGCGCGCAATTCTTCCCTGAAATGGCGTGAAAATGTATTGGCAGCAAGCTGGATTTCATCGCGCATATTGGGTTGGTAGAGTTTGTTGTCCAGCGCCCATCCTGCCAAATCATGTACATCTACCCTGCCGTCTTCAATGCCTTTGGCCTGTTTGTATTGTTCTACGATTTCTGCGATTCGTTTTTTTGTGGCGTTACTCATCATTACTCCTATTTGTAAAACCCCATCCGTCATAGGTTGAGCCGTTTAAAATGAAATTCCGTACCGGAACAAGATGTTTGCGCAATTGCTGATATTTTCCTGTGCGGTTGTGGAGTTGCCCGACAACCAAGCCCGGGTGTATTTCATTGACTCCTGCAAAGGCAATAATTTTCCTTTCGGAAAAAATATAGGCACCTACGCGGACAATATAGCTGTCAAGTTTGGCGGCGGGGACGCAAAAATCTGCCGCTGCTTTGTTTGCCAAATGTTCCGATTCGGGTAGCCCGTCGATCTGAATGCCGATGTCTTCATCAATAACAGCCTGGTTTTTGCCGTCTCCGTTTAGGATGTGTTCCAATTCATGGCGGAGGGTAAACCAAAAATTGTCTATGCGGTCGTAGCGCAAGGTCATGCCGATAACCGGCTTTTGATTGTCCAGCCAAAAACAGGCGGCATCCAGTTTGCTGTTGGGCAGGCTTTCGACAAAGATTAATCGGACACCGCATGCAGACAGTATTTTGGGAACGTGGCGGACTTCTTCTGCCGAACGGAGCAGACCGGACAATTCGTCAATGGCTTTTTTTACAGCCGCATTGCTGAATTTTCCCGTTGTCAGTTGTTCGGCTGCCAACTGTCTGACTTTAAACAGCCATGCCAAGTTGGTAGTGCTGATTGTTTGTTGGTAAGCCGCGACATTTTGCTTGGCGCAAAATTGGAATTGCGGTGTTTGGTTGATTGTCTCGAGATTGAAGAAGTGTTTTACAGCACTTTCTAACTCTTCAAATGTTTTACCGGCATGAATCCACCCGCGTCTGACCATCTCTTTAACCGGATAGTTTTGATAAAGTGCTGACCTTAGCGGAATATCTTGATACTTGTCTGCTTCTAGCATCGAGAGTTGGAAGCGTGATTGAAGATTAAGCCATGTTTCAGCCGAAATACCCAGTGCTTGAGAGAGCTGCATGGCGGTATCGGGGGTAATACCCAGCTTTCCGGTAATAATCTGATTGATGGTTTTTGCCGGCCGCTGAATAATTTCCGCCAAGTCCGCCTGCGTCAGGTTGCGAGCTGCCAGTTCAGCCTTCAGGACTTGTCCTGCGTGTATCGGTTGGGCGGGTAGAATTTGAGTGTTCATTTTGGGTCTTGTGAATCAAGTCTGTGTAATACGATCCGTGTGCTTTCTATGCTGACAATCAGTTTGCATTTTGGATGGACGGTTACGGAATAAAGGCCTGAACCGTCATCACATGGCAATAAATCTAAAAATTGAGCCTGATGAAGATCGGATATGCTGTGGACAGATAGAAGATAATTGACAACAATCCTGTATGCGGCAGTTACTTTTGCACCTATCTGCTTATCCTGAAAGAATGAATCGGTAAACAACAGATACAGGTAATCTGTTTCAAACTTCACCTGCATATTAATATCTCCATTATATCAAATTTACACTTTGTGTAAATCTGTAAATCCGACTTTTTGAGATTTTCCCAAGGCGGAATTTGTCAATCCAATACACCCTGCCGGAAGGTCAGGCCGATTACGCCGGTCTATTTATCCAATAAGGGCGAATCCAGCTGTTGAATGCTCCGGCTGTTTAAAATGGACTGTATCTGTCGGCGTGCTTGTTGATTCAGTGTTACAAGCCGTTGTTGTTGGGTTTGCCCCAATTCAATCAATAAGGCGTTTTGGCTTTCCAGGCTTGCCAAGACGACAAGCTGTTCGATAGAGGCATAGTCTCGGATATTACCCGCTTTATCAGGATTTGCCGCCTTCCATTCCTTTGCCGTACAGCCGAACAGGGCTTTATTGAGTATGTCGGCTTCGGTTGCGTAAATGACGCCTGCTTGTCTGCCATTGATTTCGGCGGGTATCAGGTTGTTTTTGATGGCATCGGTGTGAATCCTGTATTGCGCTTTTGCCAATGTGCGCCGTATATCCCATTCCGCCTTGGTCGATTTGGATTCGGCTTCTTTCAGGCGTTGAAACTCTTTAATCAGATAGAGTTTAAATTCCGGGCTCAACCATGCGCCAAACTCGAAAGCGATGTCTTTGTGCGCATATGTGCCGCCATATCTCCCCGGTTTTGCAATAATGCCGATGCCGTTTACTTTCTGCGCCCATTGCTTGACCGATAGCGAAAATCGGTTCAGGCCGGCTTGGTTTTTAATTCCCTCGAAATCGGGGGAATTAAAATCCGGGTTGTTGATGCGCTCCCAAACGCCTAAAAAGTCAATGGTATTTTTGTTTCTTAACCAAGCCTCAATAAGGCTGCTACCGCCTTCAAAATTTGCAACCATATCGGTGAGGCTGATGTAATCCTCTTGATTGACGGTCGTAATTTTGATGTCCGTACCTTGGACGGTAATCATTTCATTACCCATTCTTTTTTCCTTTTCAAATTAATTTCAAACCAACACGCTCCACCAAAACACGCGCCCGATGACAGACAGGTCGTCTAAGCTCGCTTCTTCATCAGGATATTCCGATTGATTGTAGCTCCTGATTCTGACCTTGTTTTCAGGTAGCTTGTGAAGAATCTTAGTTCTCAAAAGTCTGCCGTGATTGATAGCGTAAATCTGACCGTCCCGAATAACCTTGTCCGCTGTGTTAATTCCAAGTGTTGCACCGCTTGGAAATACCGGCTCCATACTGTCCCCATCTGCCGTTACACAAACCACGTCAGCAGGGTTTATACCTCTCCGTCTAAGCGTTGACTTGGAAAAGCGCAATTTATAGCCGTTGTAGTCCTCTATGTCGTCTGAAAAGCCGTTTCCGGCTGATAAGTGAATCTCTTTGTATAACGGCACTTCGCAATCATCAGGAAGCAATGGCGTGTCATTGTCCCATTCCGCCAAAGTGCCAAGAACAGAAGCATTAGATTCAGGCTGTTTTAATTCCGCCTGACCGTCAAGCCAGCCACGAGGCAGGGATAACGTAGCCTCAATATGAGCCGCCGCACCAGTCCCGATATTTCTGTAACCATTCATCCATTGGTTGACCCGTGCCGGTGCTTTCCCGATAGCTCGGGCAAACTCTGCCTGACTGCCATTGAACCGTTTTTCAATCAATTCTTTCACTTTTTCAAGTTTGCTCATTTCTTCACTAGACAACGGCGTGGCGTTTGAAATGACGTCGTTATCTTCCTTTCCTGTCTCCAACCAATACGGGGAAACGTCTAATGCTTTGGCAATAGAGGCTAAATTTGTCGGTCGTTTGTTACGCCCTGATTCAATAGCCGCGATTGCTGCTTGGCTTACTCCCAAAAGATTACTCAATCCTGACTGACTTAAGCCCTTGTTTCTTCTGGCTTCTCTTAGGCGATCTTTAATTTCACTCATGCTGCTATTCCTTCTAGTTGTTATCGGTACAAATGTACTACAAAAAATAATTACTTTGGTACTTGTATTTAAGTATTTTTGTACTTATAATTATAAAAAGTTCCACAGAAGGGAAAAAATGAAAGAAACACCTCAAGAAATTGTCGCTTATCTACGGCAATACAAGAGTTCTCTTGAGATTGCAAAAGCTGTCGGATGTTCTCAAGAGTTGATTAACAAGATGGCAAGTGGGGAACGTCAGAATCCACGATATCAAATCATGGACGGATTGCGAGAATTGGCGAAAGCCGTAAAAAAAGAAAGCCCCACGCGGTGACGCGCAAAGACCTGCGCTCGGACGACTGGCACGAGATTTGGCCTGAATTAAAAGAGCCGCCCTGTTGATTTCCTGCCTCTCTGATATTTCCCAGTCAGAGTTTTTTACGGCGTTTAACGCCGCCTTTTATACCGCCTGCCTGCCTCAAAGGGGGGGGCAGGCCTTTTTGTTGCCTAAAAAATGTGTAGGACAAACGGATATGGAAAACAAACTGGATTTTAAAACGGTTGCTGATGCAGCTTTGAATGCGGTTGACAACCTGCTTGCGGAATGGCTTCCGTCAGGCAAATATAAAGGACATGAGTTCTTCGCTCTGAATCCGACGCGGGCGGATAAGCATCTTGGCAGTTTTGCGGTCAATACGCATTCGGGCGCGTGGGCGGATTATGCGACGAGCGATGCAGGCGGCGATTTGGTCAGCCTCTATGCCTATCTTTTCTGCAACGGACGGCAGGGGGACGCGCTAAAAGCGGTCGCCGAGCGTCTGCGCATCGGCAATTTCGGAGCGGTTGAAAGGAAGGAATGGGACGGTGAGCCGAAAACGGGCAAGTCGAAACGAGAAAGCTGGCAGCCTATTGCGCCGTTTGATGAAGGCCGTCTGAAATATCTGGAAGGCAGTCAGGTTTACCGTCTTTGTAAAAACGAGCGGGCGGAAGGCTTGCGGGCAGTGTACCGCGATGCGGACGGCCAGCCGCTTTGCGTTGTGCAGCGCTTTATCGACCAGGACGGCGGGAAATCCGATTTGCCGTTTGTGTGGGCGAAAAACAGCGAGGGTGTAGAGAAGTGGACAAGCCGCCGCCTTCAGGGTCCACAGCCGCTGTTCGGGCTGGATGCTTTGGCGGAAAGACCTGATACGCCTGTTTTGATTGTCGAGGGCGAAAAGTGCAAGCTGGCGGCAGAGGCGTATTTTGATTTGAAGGGCTGGGTTGCCGTGTCTTGGCTGGGCGGTTGCAACGGCTGGAAAAAGGCAGATTGGTTGCCGCTGACCGGGCGCAATGTGCTGATTTGGCCTGACTGCGATTCTCAGCGGGAAAAGCTGTCGAAGAAGGATGAGGCGGCGGGTGTGAAGCCGTCGGATATGCCGTATCTGCCGTGGCGCGAACAACCTGGCATGAAGGCGGCGCTGGGGATTGCCCAGGTTCTCAAGGAGTCAGGTTGTACGGTCAAAATCGTGAATATTCCGAATCCGGGCGTGTGGCCGTCGGGCTACGATATTGCAGACGTGATTTCGGATACCGAGCCGCTGGCGACGGTGCGTGAAATGATGGCGGATACGCTGGTTTTCCCGTTTTCAGACGACATTGACGGGCAGCCTTTCCCGCGCCTATCCGATAAGGAGCGTGCGGCGCAAAATGCGCCCACGGCAACGAAAGGGGGTGGCGGGGTCGGTGATGATGCGGAATACGACGGAGAAAATCCGCGTTTGGCGGAATTGTTGAAAAATTACGCGCAAATCGGGTTGAAAGAGAAGGTTTTAAACTTGGAAACAGGGGAATCTTTCAGTCGAAGCCAGTTGGAAAAGGTGTTTTCGCGTCCCGCCGTACTGACTTGGTTTCATCTGCACGATAGAAACAAGCTATCGGAGCTTGAGGCGGGGATTTTAATCAAACAGAAAAAATTGGCGGCGATGGCGGATGTCAGCCCCGTTTTTAAAAACGCGCTTGCCCGCTATATCTACCTGGACGGGACGACTGACGCCTACGACAGGCAGTTGGAAGCCATCGTGTCGCTGGCGGCGGTCAAGGCTGCCGTACCTGAAGAGTTTGACGACTGGAGCAAGTCGCCCGCGCGCCTCGTCTGTCCGATGAGCAATTATGTGTTTGAGCCGGATATGCCGCAAGGGGTGGTGTATAAAAACGAGAAATTAAGCCATATCAATGCGTTCAAGGGCTTGCCGAAAAAGGCTGAAGCGCCTGAAAAGCCGTTCGCGCCGGAAACGCCGCTGGCTGAATTGGAAAAACATTTTCCGAAATGTGCAAACATTATCGGGCTGGTACGGCATTTGTGTTCGGGCAACGGCAATTTGAGCGAGGCTTGCACGGAATGGGTTCTGAACTGGCTTGCCTGCCGTTTCAGGCGGCCAGCCGAAAAGCCCGCTACGGCATTGGTGTTTATCTCCGAAACGCAGGGCGTGGGCAAATCGACGTTTGGCGAGAAGGTCGTCAAAGAGCTTTTCGGCGAGTATCTGCGCCAACTCGACCAAAACGCGCTGGAATCGCGCTTCAATGCGTCGCTGCTGTTTGCACTGGTTACGATATTCGAGGAAATCAGTCCGTCGGACGAGCGGCTGAACGTCATCGGCAAACTGAAAAACATGATTACGTCGGATGTGATTATGGTGGAGCGCAAAGGGCGCGATGCGGAAAAACACAACGACTTCAATTCTTTTATCATTTTCTCGAACGACGAGCGGTCTATCCCCATCGAAAGCAACGACAGGCGGTTTATGGTCTTGTCGTGCAACCGCAAGTATTCGGACGCGCAATACGAGGCATTGCAGGCGGAAATCGACAACGGCGGAGTGGACGAATTCGCGCGGTTTCTCTATGCGCTGCCGCTGATGTATTCGGACGGTGATACGCGGCGGGTGTTTACGCCGCATACCAAACCGCTGACGACAGAAATCAAACGGCGGATGATCAACCTGAACAAGCCTTCTTGGGAAGCGTTTTTGGACGACTGGTGGCGCGGCGATTTGGGCTTGCCCTTCATCTCCTGCGCGGCAGGCGATTTGTGGTCGGCATACAAGAAATGGTGCATAGATACCAAGACTTTCCATATGCAGCAGAAGAATTTTTATGCAAATATGGCAAAACGCTTGGCGGATTGCCGCTCTGATGTGATAATCCACGGGCAGAAGAAGAAGGTACGGTTTTTCGCTGTACCGCATAGCTGGATGTCCCCTGAAAGCCAGGATAAATTTCCTGCACCGAATACGGACAAAACCGCCCGTTGGGCTGAAAATGCCGTTACCAAGGCAGATTATTACGGCAAGCAGATTGAAGCGTTTGCCCTTGCTTCCGATTCCGACCGTTTTTAAGTGGTCGGCAATATGAAAAAACGTTTAAAATCATAATCCCGACAGGGTCGGACGTATTTTCGACAGGGTAGGTAGCAAAAAAAATCCCTTTAAAATCATATTTTAGACGTTTTAGACGTATTAGACGGGGTGGTTATCCCATACGCGCGAAGATATATATATATCTTCGCGTTTTTATTTTTCCTTTTTTATACATCTTGTCATATTTTGTTTTTATTTTTTTCTATACGCGGATTTTTATAAAAAAGTATGTCTAAATAGTCTAAATTATGATTTTAAAGGGGAAAAAGGTGTTTTAAAAGTTGTCCTACCCCGTCCAGCCCTGTCTAAATCTTGATTTTTAAGGTTTTTTTTAAATTTCCTGCTTAATTGCCGATAAAAAAGCCGTCTGGAACATTGTTCAGACGGCATGGGCAGGCGTTGCGTGGGTCAGGCGAGGCGGATTTCAAGCTGTTTGCCCAGTTGCGCCAAAGCGCGGACGACCGTATCGATTTTGGTTGCATGGTGCAAGCCGGTAATCCGCTGAACCTCTTGCGGCGTGGTTTCCAGACGTCTTGCCAGTTCAGATTTGCTTACGTCCTGCGCCAGCATTTCATTGAGCAGCAATACTTTCGAGTAAACCGACAGAGGCAGCGCGACCAAGCGTTCGCCTTCTTCGGGGGCGGACGGCAAGGGCGCGGGGCGTTGGTCTTCAAAATAGAAATCCATTGCGGACTGCAACACGTCTTCCGCCATTTCGACCGCTTCGGTCATGTCGTCGCCCTGCGTAATGGCTTCGGGAATATCGCGGAAGGTAACGACATAGCCGCCTTCTTCGGCGGGGGTAAATTTTGCGGGATAGTACATCTCTCAACCTTTCTGCAAGCCCTTGCGGGCTTGCCCTTATTTCAAACCGAGCTGTTTTTTGATTCCTTCGACCAAGCCCGTTTTCAGCTCTTTGGACGGGTGGCGGGGCAGATGCGACTGCTTGCCCTTGTAATACAGTTTGATGTGCCGCGTGCCGTCTTTGGTTTCAACGCCTTGTGCCATCAGCCATTTTAAAAATTCGCTCTGCTTCATCTCATCGCCTGCTCCTGTTGTTCGGATAGGTATTATTATAAACAAAAATGTTTAAATAGCAAGTCTTTTTTTAAACATTTTTGTTAAAATTTGCTTATGTAGTGGGCAAAACAAAGACCGCCTGAAACTTGTTTTCAGACGGCCTTCTGCTACTTTAATCTATATGAATTTTCTATAAATTTGGTATAATTTCCGCCTAAAAAATAAAGCCCTGCGGTATTTTAGACAGGGCTGGCAGATAACTGTTGGGAAAGATTCGATGTTATGAATGACTATTGATGATTTGCTTGCCCGTTGGGGCTTTTGGCGTTCGGTTCGGGATGATAACGGACTGGGTTATGCAACCAGTGCGGCAAACCGTGCAATGGCAGGCGATGCGAATACGGGCGGAACGCGTCCGTTGCTGCCTTATGGGGTGGACGCGGATTCGGTGTTTTCTGCGGTGGACAGGGTGGTGATGAAGGAATTGCCTGCGTTCCATCGGGAGGTGTTGTTGTTGCGCTATTCAGGCGGTATCGGCGACGAGTACAAGAAGGTCAGCGTCGAAAAGGCGATGGCAGAGAAGTGCGGCTGCTGCGTCCGCTTGTTCTACAAATATTTGAAAGACGCTAAAGCCTTGCTGTGTGTGGCTTTAAGTGGCAGTGAAGCGGGCCGAATGTTAAACGGTTGTTAAAAACTGCTTGCGCTTCGTGCAGTGAAATGTTTAAATTATGGAAAACTGCGGTTTCGTGCGTTCAGGTGCGATGCCGCGTTTTTTTTCATCTCATTTCCTTTCGGTTGAAACCCCGCCCTTTAGGGCGGTAGAATCAGAATTTATTTGGGAGGGGCGTAACCCCTTCCAAACCAGGACGGCACATAGGGCGACGCTTTATGTGTCGTCCTGTGTGTTGAAACGTTGAATCCTTATCTGTTATTAAAGGTCGTCTGAATTTCAGACGACCTTTCTTTTTGGAGATGTCATGCCGGCAATTAGTGTCGATGTCAGCAAAATGGTCGCACGCTTGGATGATGTCCAACGCCGACAAGTCCCGTTTGCCGCTAAAAATGCGGTGAACAAACTTGCTGCACAGGCAATCGGCAATCTGCAAGATGAAATGAGGGATTCGTTCTTCAACCCGAAGCCGTGGACGTTGAACAGTCTGTTTGTCAGACAGTATGCAACCAAGGAGGAATTGACCGCCGTGGTCGATTTCAAGGACGGTGCAAAGGATAGAAGCGCGGGCAAATATCTGACGGCGCAAATTTATGGTGGAGGCCGTCGGGCGAAAGGTATTGAGGCGTTTCTGGTTTCGCGGGGATTGATGCCCGCGGGGTATCGGATTGTGCCGTCAGATGCGGTAAGGCTTGACCGTTTCGGAAATATCACGCTGGCTGCGTTTCGGTCAATGGTGCGCGGATTGAACGATGGTACGCATTTCGCCCTGCTTAAACGACGCGGCAAACTGCCTGCGGGAATTTACAAACGACAAAAAAGAAAAGTAAAAGCCTTGGTTGTGTATGTGTCAGCGGCACAGTATGAAAAACGTCTCCGGTATTTTGAGGTTGCGGAACAAGCTGTCGTCAGTAATCAGCAGGCAGTCTTTGCTGAAGAACTCGAAAAAGCATTAGCCACAGCCCGATAAGGTACTTCCTGGACTTTCAGCCACGCGGGTAATTCGAGCCGCGATTTCTGTTAAGCGACAGGTTTGTATGGGTTGCTTGCTGGGTTAATGAGGAACTGACATGAAAGTGAATAAAAGACAGCTTGCCGATATTGTCGGTGTTACGGAACAGGCTTTGACCAACTGGCAGAAAGAAGGTCTGCCGGTGGCGGCCTATGCAGATAAAAACGGGCTTGCGAATGAATACGATACCGTTGCGGTTATCCGCTGGATGTTGCAGCGGGAACTGGAACGGCTGAACAAGGAAAAGCCGCGTGACCGGCTGGACAGGGTGAAGGCTGAATTGGCTGAATTGGAGCGGGACGAAAAATTAGGACAGCTTGCGCCGGCCGCGATGTTTGAGCGCGCATGGGGCGACCATGTTTTAGCGGCACGGACGGAATTTTTAACAATGCCCGAGCAGTTGGCGGCTGAACTGACGGCGACGTCGGGCGTGGAAATAGACCCTGATACCATTGCGGCGTACATCAACAGGGCGTTGGAAAAATTATCGAATTACGGAGCAGAAAACGATGGAGATGACAGCCGCAACCATGCAGGCGCGGATGGCTGAAACGGTGGCGCGGGTGTTGCGGCAGGCGTGCCGGAAATGGGCGCCGCCGCGCAAAATTAAAACCCGCGACTGGGCAAACAAGTACCGCTATCTTTCCAGCATAGAGGCTGCCCGACCGGGCAAATACGTTTTGGACGTAACACCGTATCTGGCATGGGAAAACAGCCCGCTTGATGCGCTGGACGACCCGTCCGTGCAAGTGGTTGTTTGCCAAAAATCGGCGCAAGTGGCGTGGACTTCGGGTGTGCTGGGTAACTTTTTGGGCAAATCCATCGATGCCGAACCCAGTCCGATATTGGTTCTATTCCCGAAAGAGGGGGCGGCTAAAGAGTACATGGACGAAAAATTCGTTCCGATGGTCGAAGCGACGCCCGCCCTGCGCGAGAAAGTCGATACCCGTATCCGTGCGTAAGGGCAGCGGCAGTTGTTCAAGAAATTCCCCGGCGGTTTTCTGAAGCTGGTGGGCAGTAACAGCCCCGCCAGTGTGAAATCGTCGCCGGTGCCGATTGTGTGTGTGGAAGAGCCGGACGACTGTAACCTGAACCTGCGCGGTCAGGGCGACAGTATCAAGCTGGCGAAGGAGCGAACCAAAACCTACCGCCGCCCGAAAATCGTATTAGGCGGCACGCCGACTATTGCGGGCGTCTCGACAATCGCCGCCGAAATGGAGTTGTCGGATAAGCGCGTCGGCATGGTGCCGTGCCACGAATGCGGCGAAGCCCATGTGTTGAGCTTCGATTACCTTTCCTGCGACGAAGACCCGAACGGCAACCATCCCGTTTTCGGCAAAAAGCTGCCGGAAACGGCGCATTACACCTGCCCTAACTGCGGCGCGGTGTGGAACGACATGCAGAAAAATCGTAATGTGCGTCGCGGTTGGTGGCAGGCGACCGCGCCTTTTCACGGCACGGCAGGTTTTTACCTGAACGAGCTATACAGCCCGTTCCCCGGCAGTGTGTTTTCCGAACTGATGAAAAAATGGTTGACCGCGCAATACGAAGCGGACAACGGCGATATATCGCCGATGATTGCCTTCGTCAATTCGTCCATCGGAATCCCGTTCGAAATGACCAATGACGGCGTGAAGGAAGACGACCTGGCAGAACGCGGCGAAGACTACGCCGAAAACACCGTTCCGCGCGGCGGTCTGATTCTGACTATGGGCGTGGACGTGCAACATGACCGGCTGGCCGTCGTCATCCGCGCATGGGGGCGCGGCGAGGAAAGCTGGCTGGTTTGGTGGGGCGAAATCCACGGCAACACGGTGGACGTCAAATCCGACGTGTGGCGCAAACTGGCCGAGATGATATTTCAGACGGCCTACAAGCACGAAACCGGCGCGGGAATGAAAATCGCGGCGGTATCGATAGACAGTTCGGACGGCAATACCTCCGACGCGGTGTATCACTTTGTGCGCGGCTGTCGCGTCGTAAAAGCGGTGAATGTGATGGCGGTCAAGGGCAGCACCAACCCCGATAAAGAGATTTTCAGTCGGGCGCGGGCGATTGACTTGAAGCACAAAAACACCAAGGCCGACAAATTCGGCGTGCAGGTGTACAGCGTCGGCGTATCGCGCGCGAAGGACTTGCTGATAGACGAGCACGCTCGAATCAATCTGGAAGGAAGCGGGGCAGGGCGGATGCACTTTTACAAAGATGTCCGCGCCGATTACTGCGGCCAGTTGTTGAGCGAAGTCAAAGTACCCAGCCGCATGAACAAGCACAAAAAGGTTTGGCAGAAGAAGGTCGGCGTACGAAACGAGGCGTTGGACTGCGAAGTCTATGCCCTGCATGCCGCCCGCTCGGTCGGCACGCATACCATGTCGGCGGCAAAATGGGCGTTATACGAAAACGCGCTGTTGCAGTCGGAACTGTTTGCCGAACCGAAACCCGCCGAACAGGTACAGGAAAAAATGAAGACAGACAGCGGCAGCGGCTTTGCGGCAACCAGACGCCGTAAGGGCGGTAACTTCGTTACCAATTATTGATTCAGGCCGTCTGAATAGACGGCTGTCCAGCCGGTTAAGCGTCAACCGGACGTCAGAAAACGCTTTTCTGCTACTACATTTCAGATTAGGGCTTGATACGACGTTGCCCGAAGTTAGAGGGTGCGGTCAAGGTTTGCGGCCGCCTTTTAAGTGCAAACCAAGACAAAGGCCGTCTGAACAGCAGATTTCAGACGGCCTTTATACGGCTATAACCATGAGCGAAAAAGAACAGGTTCTATCACACATTCGGACGCATCCGGGTTGCACATCGACCGGTGTTGCCAATGAGGTGTATGGAAAGCAGAAGTGGAGCGGCTGGATTTTTGCCCGTCGCGATATTGATACGCTGATTGAGGAAGGCTTGGTGGAAGAGCGTTTCGAGGAAGGCATCAGTAAATTTTATGCAAAAGAGGCCGTCTGAAAATGAACGGTAATGACTATGCCGTAGAGCTTGAAGAAGCACGAGAAATTCTGAACAGCCTTCGAAAAGCCTACAAGGAACATGCAGCAGGCAGGGGTATGGCCAAGCGGTACAAAATCAAAGACCGCGAAATGGAATTTTCCAGCCTTGCCGATTTGTTGAAGCAGATACGGTTCTGGCAGCAGGAAATCAAGCGGCTGGAAGCGGCGGCGGGTGTTTCCCCGCGCCGTTCAGGCCGTATCATCACGCGATTTTAGGATGAGCTATGGCAAAACAATCAAATACCGCGCCGCAAAAGCGCGGTTTTTTTGCGCGTTTGTTCGGCAGGAGGGAAGCCGCCCCAAAAACAGCCCGCCGCAACTTTGCCGGAGCGCGTCCGGTCGGGTCGCTGGCTTCGTGGCAGCCGCAAAACTGGTCGGCGGACGCTTTGGCGCGGTCAGACCTTGACCGCCTGCGCGCCCGCGCCCGCAGCCTTGCTCGCGACAACGACTATATGCGCAAGTTTTTGAACATGGTCGAAAGCAACGTTATCGGGCGCGACGGTTTTGCCCTGCAAATGCGTGTTTTGCTGGATAACGCCGACAAGCCCGATGCCTTGGCGAACAAGGCCATCGAAGCAGCGTTTTCCCGCTGGGCGCGGCGCGGTGTGTGCGACGTTACCGGCCAGATGTCTTTTACCGACCTGCAACGACTGCTGATTCGCAGCGTGGCGCGGGACGGCGAAGTGCTGATTCGTCATATTTCAGGGTTTGACAATGATTACGGCTATGCGTTGCAGGTGCTGGATATTGACCGTTTGGATACGGGATACAACGTTCCGCAGCAAAACGGGCGCAACGCCGTGCGCATGGGTGTCGAGTTAAACAGCTATTCCCGTCCTGTGGCGTACTGGCTGCGGACGGCACATCCGGGCGAATCATACGGACAGACGGGTACGGGCAATTTACGCGAACGGGTGCCGGCAGAGCAAATCAGCCATATTTTCCTGCACGACCGCCCAGAGCAGCGGCGCGGCTTTCCGTGGGTGGCTTCGGCCATCATCGGCCTGCAAAACCTGTCGGGCTATCAGGAAGCGGCCATTATCGCCGCCCGTGTCGGTGCATCGAAAATGGGCTTTTTCAAACAGACGGAAGACGCCGACAACTTCATGCCGCCGATTGACGGGCAAGAGGTCGATAACGGGCGCGGCAGCATCGATTTAATCGATTCGGTCGAGCCAGGTACGTTCCACGAACTGCCGCAGGGTTACGACTTTACGCCGTTCGACCCGGATTACCCGCACGCCAATTACGACGCATTCGTCAAAGCCAGCCTGCGCGGTATCGCCAGCGGTCTGAACGTGGCTTATCACAGCTTGGCGAACGACCTTGAGGGCGTGAACTTTTCCAGTATCCGCAGCGGGACGCTGGAGGAACGCGACACATGGATGACGTTGCAAAACTGGTTTGCCGAAGCGTTCTTGTATGACGTATTCGATCGCTGGATTGAGGCGGCGTTGCTAATGGGCGCAATCAAGATGCCGTCCGGCAAATCGCTGCCTGCCGGCAAGCTGGACAAGTTCAAGGCCTGCAACTGGCAGGGGCGCCGCTGGTCGTGGGTTGACCCGCTGAAAGATATTAATGCGCATAAAGAGGCAGTGGCGCTGGCGGTCAAATCCCGCCGCGATATTTGCGCGGAAATGGGTTTGGATTTTGAAGATGTTATTACCCAAATCGAACAGGAAAACCAGATGTTGGCAGGAAAAGGAATCATTGCCGACGTAAAACCGGCCGCATCGGCGGCAGAACCGGAATCGGAGGATAACCCGAATGAAGAAAATGAAGCCTGATAAGGCGCTAATGCAGCAAATGAGCCGCTTTGCCGTATTTCAGCGCGAAAGTGTTGATGTTGAAAAACGGACGGTCGAAGTAGCGTTTTCCAGCGAAGAGCCGGTAGAACGCTGGTTCGGCGAAGAAGTATTAAGTCATGCGGCGGGTGCCGTTGACTTAAGCCGTCTGAACGACGGTGGCGCGGTGCTGTTCAATCATGGCTGGAGCGACCAAATCGGCGTCATCGAACGTGCTTGGATTGATGCCGACAAGCGCGGCCGTGCCTTGGTACGTTTTGGCAACGGTGCGAAAGCGGCGGAAAAATTCCAAGACGTGCAAGACGGCATCCTACGCCATATCAGCGTCGGCTACCGCGTGGAAGACATGGTATTGGACAATCCCGATGCAGACGATGAGGACTACCGTTACATCGTTACCCGCTGGATGCCGTATGAAATCAGTTTTGTAACCGTTCCGGCAGACCCGACAGTAGGTGTCGGCAGATCGGCGGAACCATTTATTGAAAACCCTGTAAACCCAACCCCTGAAAAAGGAAATCGAAACATGGATAAAAATCAAATTCCCGCCGCGGCGGAAACTCCCGCTGCTGCAATCCCTGCCATCGCAGCAACCGATACCAACAATACTGCCGAACGCGGTATGCAGAACGAACGCGCCCGCGTTTCCGAACTGTTGGCCATTGGTCGCAGTTACGCCGCCCACGGCGGTATCGAAGCAGCCGAAAAGGTTATTAAAGAGGGCGGCAGTGAAGCCCAATTACGCGCCGCCATCATGGCAAACATGCAGACGAAGCCGACCGTTACCGCTGGTGAAATCGGCATGACTGATAAAGAACAGCGTGAATTTTCCCTTCTCCGCGCCATGTCTGCCGCCGCAACCGGCAAATGGGACAAAGCGGGCTTGGAACGCGAAGTGTCGGAAGAGTTGGAAAAACGACATGGTCGCGCAGCGGCAGGCTTCTTTGTGCCGACTGATTTGATTGCCCGCGCTTACAGCAAAGGCAATGCGGCAAACGGCGGCAACGTCGTCGAAAACGATTTCCGCGAAGACTTGTTCATCGAACTGCTGCGCAACCGACTTGCCGTTGCCCAGTTGGGCGCCACCGTACTGGACGGCTTGGTCGGCGACATCACCATTCCGAAACACCTGACCGGAAACACCGTCCAATGGGTGGATGAAAACGGCAGTGCGACCGAATCGAACGCCACTTTCGGACAAATGAGCCTGAAACCGAAAACCGTTACCGGCAATACCGAATTGAGCCGCAAATTCATTTTGCAATCTTCGCTGTCTGCCGAACAGTTCGCACGCAGCGAATTGTTGAAAGCGATGATGCTGGGTATCGACTTGGCGGCCATCAATGGCAAAGGTACCGGCAACGAACCGACCGGCATCCTGAACACTGCCGGCATCGGCGCGGTGGAAATCGGTGCGAACGGCGGTGCGCCCGAATGGAAGCATATCGTCGCTTTGGAAAGTGCCATTGCCGCCGCCAATGCCGACATCGGTGATTTGGCCTACATCACCAATGCCCGCGTCCGCGGTCTGCTGAAAACCAAGCTGAAGGCCGACGGCGTGTCCGGCTACATCTGGCAGGACGGCGCAACGCCGTTGAACGGCTACCGTTGCGCGGTATCAAACCAAATTCCGTCCAACCTGACCAAAGGCACGGCGGCCAACAAATGCAGCCCGCTGATTTTCGGTAACTGGTCTGATCTGATGATTGCACACTGGGGCGTTTTGGATGTGATTGTTGATCCGTACACCAAGTCTACTGCGGGCGCGGTACGCATCACCACGTTGCAAGATGTGGATATTGCCGTCCGTCATGTCGAATCCTTTGCCGCCATTAAAGACATCGTGGCTGCTTGATTGTGAAACCCAAGGTCGTCTGAATTTCAGACGACCTTATTAATTGAGGTATTAAAAATGGCAAAAATCAAAATTATCCCGACCCGTAGTTTTTTCGATGGTGAACAGACGTTTGCCGCAGGGAAAAAATATTCGGTGGACGAATCTGCGGCGGCTGTCTATATCCGCGAAGGTTGGGCGGTAGAAGCGCCTGCCAAAGAGGCCGAATCCTCTGTTGTCGATGGCGGCGAAGCTGAAGATAGCGGTAACGCATCCGGTGAGGGCGGTGAGGACGGCAGTGTTTAACGAGCCGCTGAACGTGTTTACCAATCCTGCCGATTTCGGTGAGACCGTGATGATTGGCGGGAAGTCGGTAAATGCGATATTTGACCGTGAGGCAATGATGGATAGCGGGTTCGGTATTGCTGTTGCAAATGCCGACCCGCAAATCATCATAACCGAAGATGACCTGCCTGAAGACGTGAAGTCGGTGGATGTTATCGCGCGCGGCAAGCGTTATGCGGTGGCGGAAACCGATTTTGACGGCTGCGGAATGGTTGTTGTGCAATTAAGGGCGATACATGACAAGCCGACTTACTGAAATCCGCAATGCGGCGACAGATGTGCTGAAAACGAAATTCCAGCGCGTGTATTCCGGGCGTGGTTTCGCGCCTGCGCAATCGCAGTTGCCGTGTGTTGTGGTGTACGTTGACAGTCGCCGAACCGAACAGGAAACGTTTGATTTCCCGCCTACCTACCGGCATACGGTGCGGCTGGTTACGCTGGTTTGCGTGCAGGCTGCTGCCGGTGCGGACGAACTGGCGGAAGAGATGCTGTCCTTGATTGGGCAGTTGTTTGCCGAACATTCCGATTTGGGCGTCGGTGATTTGGAAAATCTGGTACCTGATTTGCTGAATATCGATTCTGACGAAAGCGGTGAAGCCGTTACCGTCTATTATCAGCAAGGATGGCAGGCAATTTATTTTGATACGGCAGTCTGATTTCAGATTGCCTTTAATTTGGAGTTGAAGTATGGCAGTGAAATTACCGAACGGTGCGACCGTTCACATTGCGACCGCTTTGGCGGCGGAGAAAAAAGTTACGGTGGCAACTAATGCTGCCGAATGCGTCCTGACGGTAACAGGACACGGGTTTGCCAACGGCGATTTGGTTTTGTTTAAAAGCGGCTGGGGAAAGTTGAATGAACGCGTTTTCCAGATTGGCGATGTCAAAACCGATACATTCAAGCTGACCGGCATTGATACTTCCAATGCAGATGAGTTTCCTGCAGGCAGCGGTATTGGTGCTGTTCAGAAAATTACCGATTGGGTGCAAGTTTCGCAAATTGTAGAATTTTCGACCAGTGGCGGCGAGCAGCAATATGTGGATTTTGGTTTTCTGGAGGATGATTTTGACCAGCAAATCCCGTCCACGAAATCAGCTATGTCAATGTCGATTAAGATCGCTGACGATACTTCGCTGCCCGGCTACAAGGCGGCTGCAAAATGCAGCGATAAAGGCGGCAAGTGGCCTTTGAAAGTGGTTTTGAAAGGTGGTGGGCTGATTTGCTATAACGGTTATCCCAGCATGAATAAAACCCCCGAATTGGTTCGTAACCAAGTAATGGCGGTAACGTTGTCCTACGCCATTTCCGGCGAAGTAAACCGTTATTGATTTTATCTGCATATCAAGGTTGTCCGAGTTGCTCGGGCAACCTTATTTATTTGGAGTATTGAAATGGCAAAACTCACTTTGAAGCCTGATGCAACTTTCCGACATACCGTGAAAATCCCTGTTCCCGGTGCAGAACCTGCGGACGTCGAATTTGAATTTAAGGCGCGCGGCCGCAAGGCGATGAAAGAATTTACCGAAAAGCATAAAGACGGCTGGACGGCAGATACCGTCTTGGATTGTGTTCAAGGCTGGGATTTGGAAGAAGCATTCGACCGGCAGAATGTCGAAATCCTGCTGGATAGCTATCCGATGGCGGTGTTTGCCATCGTCAACGGCTATGTTGAGGAAGTCTTCAATGCCCGCGAGGGAAACTGATTGCCGCCGCGCGTGCGCTTTATGAGAAGCAGCCTGACGCGGCGGAATTGAATGTATTCGGATTTTCGGCGGACGATTTTTCAGAAGAGGAGACCACTTTTGGCGTATGGCCGTGCAACTGGCAGGTGGTGCAACTGTTTATTGCAGTATCGACACAGTGGCGTATCGGAATGTCGGGTGCGACGGGGTTGGATTATTCCGCCGTTGCGGCGGTTATGGAATGCGGCAATATCAAGCCGAAGAAACGGAAAACACTGTTGGAGAAAGTCCGCATGATGGAGCTTGAAGTATTGTCAATGTGGGCAGGCGAACATGAATAACGAAACCAAGATTTATATTACCGCCGAAACAGGCGGTGTCGTCAGCGGCGTAGAAAAGGCAAAACAGTCCATCAAGTCTTTGGGGGACGTGGCATCTTCCCAGGGGCGGCGTATTTCTGACGGATTGGTACATAGTGGCGACGGCGCGGAGAAATCGTCAACGGTAGTGTCGGCGGCATCGAAGCGGACGGAACGGTCTTTGGCTTCTCTGGAAAATGCCATCCGTCGCGATATAGCCGTTAAGATTGCAGGCGGTAAGGCAAACCGAGAGTATTACGAAGAGCTTGCGCGCCAGCGCGGTATCGATATTGCACGGCTTAATCCGCTACTGTCCCAATTGGACAGGCATAATACGCAGACCAATCGCGCTACGCAGTCTGTCAAGCAGTTCAATAACGCCTTGCGGCAAACCCCGGCACAAATTACCGACATCGTTACCCAGCTTGCAGGCGGGCAAAGCCCGTTTCTGATCATGATGCAACAGGGTGGGCAGTTGCGTGATATGTATGGCGGCTTCGGCGGTATGCTTAAGGGGCTGGCCACGGTCATTTCCCCTATGCGCCTTGCTGTTGCAGGGTTGGGCGGCGGCGTTGCGGCATTGGGTTATGCGATGTATCAGGGCGCAGAGGAATCGCGCGAATACCGTAAAGCCTTGATACTTGCCGGAGATGCAGCAGGGATTACTGCAGACAGGATGCAGGAGATCGCTGTTTCGGTCGGGGCGGCGACGGGCGGCTATGCTGATGCGCGTGCTGCAATTACGGCCTTGGTCTCAAGCGGCAAGGTCGCAGCGGACAATTACGAACAATTCGCCCGGAGTATTACCCTCCAGTCGCAGGCAACGGGACAAAGTATTGACGATTTGGTTGATAAATATACTGAAATCGCCAAAGACCCGCTGAAAGCCGTGGTGTCCCTATCAGCCACCTACCGAACAATGACTGCCGATGTTTACGAGCAGGTCAAGGCTTTGCAGGCACAAGGTCGGGAGCAGGACGCGGTTGCATTGGTGCAACGGAAATTTTCCGAAGAGTCGGAAGATATGGCAAAACGCGTACTGGGCAATCTTGGATTGATTGAGCGGGCGTGGAAAGATATTAAAGAAAGTGCGTCGGAGGCATGGGATGCTGTTAAATCCATAGGCCGGGACAAGACCAAGCTGGATGAAATTGCCGCGCTGGATTCGTTTATTTCCCAAATCGAAACCAACAAAAAACATCCGGTTACGCAATTGTTTTGGGGTGAAGAGGGCGAGCGTAAGCTGCAGGAAGCCTATGCGCGGCGTGCCCGGTTGCTTGCCGAAATCGACAAGGATGCAGCCGCTGCTGAAGCTTTGCGGCAGAAACAGAAGCAGAACCAAAACCGAACTGAAGGTAAGGCCGAATTGGCTGCTATTTCGGAACGTTATGCCACTCGAGAGCAGCAAAAGCAACGCGAACTGCAGAAAAACGACAAAGCACGGGACAAGGCGTTGGACGGCGTCACTGACGCGAAGGAGCGGCAAGCAATCATTAATGATTACGCGGCAAATGCCAAGCAGATTAATGAAAGTTTTGCCGAGAAAAAACACGGCGGGCCTAAAAAAAACAAAATTGAGAAAGAGAAGTTTACTGTTAATCAAACCGTACTTAGTCAGGCAGCACGGTTTGATTATGGAGGTCTAGAAAAACGCTACGGATTACCTAGAAACCTGCTGGCTGCATTGTCGATGCAGGAATCGCGCGGAAATGTGAATGCGATTTCACCAGTTGGGGCGCGCGGTACGATGCAGTTTATGCCTGATACGGCGAAGCAGTACGGTGTTGATGTTCGTAGTGTTGCATCTTCTGCGGATGGGGCAGCTCGTTATCTGCGGTATTTGCTGAAACGGTATGACAACAATATTGTCAAAGCGTTGACTGCTTATCATAGCGGCGAAGGAAATGTAAATAAAGGCCGTATCGGCCCTATCGGCAGAAAATACGCTCCTGAAGTAATGGCACGCATGAATTGGCTTAGCGGCGGTAAAGGTGAAATAAGTCATGACCCGCGCCGTGATTTTGTCGATATACCGTCTTCCGGCTACGAAAAATGGGAGGAGGATTTTAACCGTCGGGCGGCGGCGGCGGGAGCGAAGCGGGTGCTGGAAATTTTAAACGGCAACCGCGCCATCGGCGAACAGTTGAAGTTGTTGTCCGACCCGACTTTCGGCGATTGGACGCTGAAGCAGCAGGCCGATGCCCGCGAGCTGGCGGAGAAGGCCGACGCGCAGGATAGTTTGACGGCCGCCTCCAAAAAATATTCCGACATACTGAAGCAAATGACCGACGATTCGAAAGAAAAGTTGGATGACAGGCTGTTTGAAATTTCGCTTATCGGCAAAACCCGTGAAGAAATCGAGAAACTGACGCTGGCGAGACTGTGGGACAGACAGATAGCGAAAGCCCGTGAAGAAGGTGCGCCGTTGGAAAGTATCGATTTATTGGAGCGCGGCAAGGCGGAAGGGATGAGCAATCTTTCTCAAATGCAGAAGGCGCGTGCAGATAGCGACAATGATTGGCGCGGCGGTATCGAGTCCGGCTTGAAAAGCTACATCGATTCATTCGGAACAATGAGGCAGGCGATGGAAAATGCCACCGTACAAACCTTCGACAAAATGGGGGATGCGCTGGCAGACTTTGTTGCCACAGGCAAACTTGATTTTCGAAGCCTGACTGTTTCCATTTTGCAGGATTTGTCAAAAATGCTGATTAAAATGGCGATTGTCAATGCAATGAAGTCGGCGTTGGGTTATGCCGACGGCGGTATTGTCGGCGGCGGGAGTACGCAGTTTGACGCGTTGTTTTCCGGCGGCGGTTATACCGGCTACGGCGGGAAGTATGAGCCTGCCGGCATTGTTCACAAAGGCGAAGTCGTATTTTCCCAGCGGGACGTACGTAATCACGGCGGCGTTGCGGCTGTCGAGCGGCTGCGGTTGAATGGTTATGCCGGCGGCGGCGCAGTAGGACTGCCGTCTGTTTTGACCGGAGTCCGTTCGACCGGGGCTGGAGGCATGCAGGTCAACATCACTATAAATCGGGACGGTAGCACCGAATCGGATAGCAGTGCCGATACGGAGATGGCGAAGCATCTTGCCGCCGCCATACCGGGCATGGTGGAACAGTGGTATGTCAAGAATGTGTACCGTGAAAACGGTACTTACCATAAATAGGTCGTCTGAAAGGAACCGATCATGACTGAAACATTCCGATGGCGCGTTGCTTCGGACAATAAGGCTGTACATAAATTCGATGTCCGTTCCGTCCGCTTTGGCGACGGCTACGAGCAACGGCAGCCTAAATCTTTGAAACCGAAGCTGCGAAGCTGGGAGATCAAGATAGTCGGACAAAAGGCTTTGATGGCAGAAATCAAAGCCTTTTTTGATGCCCGGCGCGGTGTTGAGCCGTTTAATTGGAGACCGCCCGACGGCGTGCCTGTATTGGTCAAGGTATCGGAATATCAGGAAACGGCGAAGGGTGGCAAAGCCTACGAATTGAGCTGTACGTTTGAGGAGGTGCTTTCATGAATCCGCGTATAAAGGCCATGTCGGGCGTGATGCTGCAGGCCTTGTCTGCCGCGCAGCAGGATGTTTTGGTCGATTTGTGGCAAGTGGACTTGCGGCCGCTGGGCGGTCGGGTTTTCTATTTCTGCAATCAGGTCAACGAGCGGGGTACGGCGGTTGTCTGGCAGGGACAGGCATATGAGCCTTATCCGATTAAGGCTGACGGCTTTGAATCAACTTCGCAAGGCGCGGGCAACCGTCCGACGCTGACGGTATCGAATCTCTTGGGTTTGATTACGGGCGCGGCGGATCAGTTCGGTCAGCTCGTCGGCGTGCTGGTTGTGCGCCGTCAAACCTATGCCAAGTTTTTAGATGCGGTCAATTTCCAGTCCGGGCGCAATCCGACCGCAGACCCGATGCAGGAAGTCGTCGGCAAATATTTGGTTGAACGGATGACGGCATTGAATGCAGAAACGGCAACCTTCGAACTTGCCGCACCGTCCGAATCGGATGGTTCGGTCATTCCAGCCCGTATTATGCTGGCAAATACCTGCTGTTGGCAGTATCGCGGCGAAGGGTGCGGTTATACGGGGCGTGCGGTTGCCGACCGTTTCGATATGCCCACGGACGATGCGTCCAAAGACGTATGCAGCAAAACACTGACAGGATGTAGGGCGCGGTTTGGCGCGACGGCAGTTTTGCCGTTCGGCGGTTTCCCGTCTAGCGACAAGGTAACGACATGATGGATTTGAATTTGTTAAGTGAAGAAGTACGGCGCGAAATGCTGGCATGTGCTGAAGAAGCCGTACCGTCTGAAATGTGCGGGGTTTTGGTTTTCAGTTATGAAGGCTATGAGTTTCTGCCTTTGTCCAATTGCGCCGAAAATCCGCATGAAACCTTTGAGATTTCCGCTGACGATTGGATGGCGGCGGAGCGCGTCGGTGAGATTGTGGCAGTCGTACATTCCCATCCGCGCGGCGAGCCGTTTTTATCGGGTGCGGACAGACGGATGCAGGTCGAAACGGGCTTGCCTTGGATATTGGTTACACAAGGTCGTCTGAAACTGTTCCGCCCCGTTCCGCATTTGCGCGGGCGTGTCTTCGAATACGGCAAGACGGATTGCGGCGCGCTGGTGCGCGATGCCTTCATGCTGATGGGGCTGGTTTTTCCCAACCATCCGCGCGGTGATATAGATGAGGATGCGGCGGCAGGCTTTTTGGAAAAGCATTTGGAAAACTGCGGGTTTTCCCGTGTTTCAGACGGCCTTTGCGCCGGTGATGTGGTCTTGACGGCAACAGGCGGGCATGCGTCCCATGCCGTCCTGTATTTGGGCAACGACTGGATGTTGCACCATGCCTACAATCAATTGAGCTGCCGTGTACCTTATACCCGCTATTGGGCGGATGTTACGCACAGCGTTTGGCGGCATCCTGACTTCGAGCCGGCCATGATGCAGGCACTTGAGAACGATTTTATCCATATGGAGCAAGCATGATTACTGTTTGTCTGTACGGCGGCCTGCGCGAATACGGCCGCCGTTTTGTTTTGCACGTCGAGACGCCCGCCGAAGCCCTGCACGCTCTGTTTACCCAAATCAAAGGCTTGCGTAGGCGGATTCGGGACGGGGTGTATCAGGTGCGGTTTGACGGTAAAGACCAGTCGGAAGAAACGATAAGTAGCGTGTTCAGACGGCCTGCTGACGGTGTATTGCACATTGTTCCGCGCGTACAGGGTGCAGGTAAAAATGGCGGGTTGATTCAAACTGTTATCGGAGCGGTTTTGATTGTAGTCGGCGCGTTTACGAGTTGGACCGGTGGTACGCAGCTTATCGCCGTCGGTATCGGCATGGTAGCGGGCGGTGTCGCCCAAATGTTGACCAAGCAGCCCAAATTGAATGCCGGCGGCAAGGGGGTGGAAGAGAGTAAGAATTCTGCTTTTTCCAACCTTGCCAATACAGCGGCACAGGGTCGCCCTGTGCCGTTGGCTTACGGGCTTTGCTACTGCGGCAGCCGTGTTGTATCGCAGGGTGTGCAGTCCCGCCGTATCGAACCGTCATCGACGGCGGCTTCGTCAGGTGCGGTGTTGAATTTGGGTTTGTCCAAGACATTCGTTCAAGGTGTAGCAGCAACCGCGCCGAACGGGCAGAAATACCGTACCGACTTTTCAGACGACAGCGTGCGGGCGCGCAATTATAAGGCGGCGTTTTCGGGCTGAAACGTCGTCTGAAAAATCGAAACGCCGCGAAGAGGCAAACTTCGCGGCGTGTCTGTTTTTGTTTGTGTATTTTTGGGCTTTGATCGGTATTCTGAATGCCGTGAAGTAAGGTTTTGAATCAGGAAAGGAAACAATATGGGCGGTAAATCGGGCGGAGGACAACGGACACCTTATGAAGCCCCAAACAGTTTATCCAGCGCCCAGTCGCTGCGGATTATTGATGCGGTATCCGAAGGTGTGGTTTCGGGGTTTGCCAACGGCGATGATGCGCCGTTCAAAAGCGTGTATTTTGATGACACTCCTGTCCAAAATTCGGACGGCAGCTACAATTTTAATGGAGTTACGGGTTATTTCCAGCGTGGCGAGCAAGACCAGTCCTATGTTCCGGGTTTCGATGCATCCGAGCGCACCGTAGCCGTTTCGGCTGCGGTGAAGCAGAATCAGCCGATTGTTCGCGCCGTTACCGACGAATTGGTCAGCCGTTTGCGGATTACGGTCGCTGTCGAACGGAATGCGCAGGTTGAAGACAACGGCGACACCGTGCCTGCAGATACCTTAATGCGTGTTGAGTTGATAAACAGCAATGGTGTGCAGGCATCAAATCAGGTGCGTTTCAATGAAAAATCCAGCGGGACATATTATCAGGATGTCGAATTTGATGTGGTGCCGCAAGTGCCGTTCAATATCCGTGTTTTCCGAATTTCGCCTGATTCCAAGACCGATAAGGTCAGCAACAATACCTATTTTTCGTCCTACGTTGAAATCGTTGATGCGAAATTGAGCTATCCGCATACCGCGTTTGCGGCATTGTCGATTGATTCGGCGCAGTTCGGGAATCAGATTCCGCGTCGCAATTATTTGATGAAAGGCCGCTTGGTCAAAGTGCCGTCCAATTACAATCCTGAAACCCGCCAATATACGGGTGGAACATGGGATGGCAGTTTCAAAACCGCATGGACAAACAACCCGGCATGGGTTTTTTACGATGTGCTGACCCAGCCGCGATTTTCCACGCTGGCACGTCGTCTGAATGTGGCAGACATAGATAAATGGAGCCTGTACCAAATCGGGAAATATTGCGACGAGCCGGTCGATGACGGATTCGGCGGCAAAGAGCCGCGTTTCGTCTGCAATGCCTACATTACCGACCTGATGCAGGCAGGTGAATTTTTGAACAATCTTGCCAGCGTCTTTACCGGTTTACCGGTTTGGAACGGACAGCAAGTATCCGTCGTCATGGATGCCGACGCCGATCCGGTGGCGCAATATACCAATGCCAATGTTAAAGACGGCCTGTTTAATTATGCGGGTGCAGCGTTGAAGTCCATTCATACTGCTGTTCATGTGCAGTATATAGACAAATACGATGGCTATCGCGCTAAAACAGAATATGTAGCCGACAACGAAGCCATCGCCCGCTATGGTTTGAATATCAAGCAGATTACTGCGTTCGGCTGCGATTCGCGCGGGCAGGCGGCACGTTTCGGCGCATGGACGCTGCAAACTGAGTTGCGGCAGCAGAACGCCGTAACGTTTGAAATCGGGCGTGAGGGGTTGAAGCATCTACCTTACGACATCGTGCAGATTATGGACAATCAATACGCGGGTGCAGAGTTGTCTGGACGTGTTGCCGCCATTTCGGGCAATGTGCTGACGCTGGATCGACCTGTATCCGATGCGGTCGGAGCCTTGGTGTTTTATTCTGAAGGCGGTAGTCTGAAATCAGCGAAGATAACTGCGGCAGCAGGCAATAAGGTTACTTTGGAGCGTGAGGTACCGTTGCAGGCTGGCGATACGTGGGTTTTATCCGGCAAAGTCAAGCCGCGCCTCTACCGTGCCATCGGCATCAAAGAGAATACGGATGCGGGTACTTATACCGTTACCGCGTTGCTGCATGACCCGAAAAAATATGCTGCCGTGGATAGTTTTGCGCATTTTGACCATGAAATTACCACGCTGCACAACACCGCCCCTGTGTTGACCGATGCGGCTGTCAATACCGACGGTGGGACAGTTGTGATGACATGGGACAACCTGGCCGCAAACGGTCAGGTTTTAACTTACGATATTAAGATTTACCGTAACAACAGCCTATACCGCCATATCCCTGATGCACAGACAGCGGAAATCCGTCTGGAAAATCTGCCGAACGGCAATTATCGGGCGGAAATGCGCGGCCGTAATGCACGGGGTGTGCTGTCTGCACCGTTGGTTAAGGCTTGGAGTATCGACTATGCCGTTACCGGATTGAGGACGACGCCGAAAACACTGTCTGTGGCCGTGGATTGGGTATTGCCGCAAACCGTTGTTTCCGAGTTGGTTTCCGAGCTGTGGTATAGCAAGACCAACAATCTTCAGACAGCAACGAAACTCGCGTCGCTGGCGTATCCGCAAAACAGCTATACCTTAACCGGCGTCGGCGTTGCCGACGTTTATTATTTCTGGGTGCGCATTCGTGATATTGCAGGAAATACGGGGGAATTTACCGCTGCCGTACAGGGTAGGGCAGACAACAATCCTGCGCCGATAGTGCAGCAGATTCAGGGTGCAATCGGGAAGTCTGCATTAAGCAGGGAGCTGATAGATACGCTGAATCGGGATATGGCTGCGGCTGCGGGGTTGAAAGTGTCAGCAGAGGCGGCGGAACGTGCTAAAGCCTTACAGGAGGAAGCACGGGCGCGGACGGCGGCAATACAGGCAGAATCGTCTGCCCGCACTGCCGAGCTTGCCAGAAAGTCATCTGAAATCGGTACGCGTATTGCCGCAACAGAAGCTGTCAATGAGCAGCAGGCGCAGCAAATCCAAACTGTTACGTCTGCGCAAGGCAATACCGCCGCAGGGCTGGAAGCCGAAAAAAAAGCCCGTGCCGATGGCGACAGAGCCGAGGCGCAGGCGCGTGAAACACTGGCTGTCAGACTTGGTAATGCAGAAAGCGGTATTTCGGCATTGCGGGAAACCGTAACGCGTCAGGATGCTGCCAGGTCGTCTGAAATCAACACGTTGACGGCGAAGCTGGAGAATGTTGAGGTCGGCGGCCGGAACTACGCCTTATCGACGGCTGCGGCGGATAAGGTTCTTACGGTAAGCGGCAACAATCAGACCAAATCCGTTGCATTGGATGTGTCTTCAAGTTTGGATTTAAAACAGGGGGACGCGCTGATTATTGCTTGTGATATCGACATTGTTAATGCGACGTCCATGTTCGGCAAACCGTATCCGCGCATCGGTGTTGAGCTTTCTGTCACTTATTCGGA